ACCAAGGATCTGGATCAAGACCAAGAATGAGACGGACCTAAGACTCGAACTAATAAACGGATCAACAATCGAGTTAAAGGGAACAGAGAATGCAATGGCTTTGAGGGGTCGCAGCTTATCCGGTGTAGTACTGGATGAGGCTGCCTTTATGAGTTCGGACGTATGGTTTGAGGTGATTCGGCCTGCGTTAGCGGATAAGGAAGGCTGGGCATTATTTATTTCAACACCAGACGGCACTGCTAGCTGGTTTTATGACTTGTGGTGTTATGTACCGGAGGACGTAACAAATTTATGGCAACGCTGGAGTTATACAACAATTGACGGGGGCAACGTTAGTGCGCATGAAGTGGAAGCAGCTCGCGCCCAACTTGACACAAGAACATTCCGTCAAGAATTTGAGGCCAGCTTCGAGAACCTTACCGGCCTAGTAGCGGTCAGCTTTTCAGACAACAACATATCTACCGAAGCCAAAGACATTAAAGTCTTGCCGTTACTACTGGGCGTTGACTTTAACGTTGATCCAATGAGCGGCATTTGCGCCGTAAAAGACAACGACACTTTATATGTCTTCGATGAGATTATGTTGCGTGGTGGAGCGACAACTTGGGACTTTGCGGAAGAGGTTACGCGACGATATGGCGTTGACAGGAGAATTATTGCGTGTCCGGACCCTACAGGTGGAGCAAGAAAAACAAGTGGTATTGGCGTAACGGACCACACGATCTTGCGTCGTAGCGGTTTTACGGTGCAATCACCCAGAGCACCATGGAAGATCCGAGACAAGATCACAGCCGTCAACACTGCCCTACTTGATGCTGCTGGAACGCGAAGGACCGTAATCCATCCACGCTGCAAGCAGTTAATCAAGGATTTAAGGACATTAACTTACACGCCAAACACGGGTCTACCAAACAAGAATTTAGGAGTAGACCACGCATTTGACGCATTTGGCTATCTAGTTCTACAACAATTCAACCTTGCAAAGCCAGAAACCTTAGGCACTACATCTTATCGGTTGTATTGAACAGATTATTTAACGTGTTTCCAAGTTCTACCGACGATTGCATTCCAAGCCACTTTTTGAGATACGTCCCAAACAAGGCTGCATTCAAAAGAGCTAGCCCCTTCGGCTGCGTATTGTCTCATCGCGATAACTTTTTTGTTATCTAATTTGGAGTTAGGGTGTTTTTCACCTGAAATGCGCTCGCAAATTGTTTCTGTAAGTTCTCCTAGGGGTTGTGTTGTTACAAATTTATGAGAGCAGGCCAAGCATGTGTAGTAGCGCCGAACTTCATCTGGTCTATTGCGATAGGTTTTTGTCATGCGAGTTTTGCCTTCGCATTTTGGGCAGTTCAATGTAGTGATTGATTGGCACGAAAGGCTAGAATAGGGCAAAGCTAAGCGTTGTCATGCCCCAAGGAGCTGGAACCTACGGAAGCAAAAAGGGCCGTCCTGCCAAGAAGAAAAAGGGGTTGTACGACAATATTGCGGCAAAGAAAAAGCGTATTGCTGCGGGATCAGGCGAAAAGATGAAAAAAGCTGGTGATCCTGGCGCACCAACTGCAAAAGACTTCAAGAAAGCAGCTAAAACGGCCAAGAAGCCTGCCAAGAAGAAGTAATGGCTGAGAAGAAGAAGCGCAAGAAAGGGCCAAATCTCAGTGTGGGTCGTGGCGAAAAGCTTCCAGCGGATAAAGGTGCGGGATTAACTGCAAAAGGTAGGGCCAAATATAATAAGGAAACTGGTTCAAATTTAAAAGCACCGGTAACGGGCAAACCTAAGACCAAGAAAGAAGCAGCTCGTAAAAAATCTTTTTGCGCTCGCAGCAAAAGTTGGACTGGGGAACGAGGCAAAGCTGCCCGAAGGAGATGGGGTTGCAGCAATTGATTAGCGGTTAAAATAACGACATGACTTATTCAGTTCCCGGCTCAGTGCGGACCCATCAGGTCAGCTCTTCCCGTCTGGGAAGTGTAGACAGTCCTTTTGTTCGCACTCGCGCAGTGTTGGACCAGATGAAGGGCTGGGAAATAATGAAAGCCGTCACGACCGGTACAGAGTACCTGCGAGAGAACAGCGAAACATTCCTGCCGATCGAACCACGCGAAGACTACACAGCGTATTTATCGCGGGTAAACAGGGCTGTATTCACGCCATATACGCAACGATTAGTGCGTTCAGCAGCCGGTCTAATTTTACGCAAACCTATCAACATTGAGGGCGACCCCTATTGGACAGAGATCTTCAATAAGGATGTTGATGGTTGTGGATCGGATCTAGATGAGTACGCACGACGCCTTTTGATTTGTGCTTTGACGTATGGGCATTGTCATACGTTGGTTGATTTTCCAGCGCCTTCTACTGCAAGGAATTTGGCAGAAGAGCGTGCATTAAATCGCCGCCCATATTGGATTGAAGTTGACCCAACCAATGTCTATGGCTGGCGTTTGGATCGTGAGTCAAATTATGGCACCTTGACGCAAGTGCGCATTGGGGAAAAAGCAGTTGTTGCCGATGGAGATTTTGGCGAGAAAGTATTTGATCAAATTAGGGTGATCGAGCCTGGTCGTTATCGCGTATTCCGACAAGAGCAACAGAAGCAAGAAATGCAGGGAGATTTTCCATATCCTGCTTCGTTCCAACAAACAGAAGCTGGCGGTGAGTATCAACTGGTGGAATCTGGCCCGTACTCGCTAGATCAAATCCCGTTGGTAACGATTTATGCCAATAAAACAGATGTAATGGCAAGCAGGCCGCCGCTATTAGACATCGCTTATTTGAACCTGGCTCATTTCCAGCGTCAAGCTGATTTAATCCACAGCTTGCATATTGCTTCGCAGCCAATGCTGGTGCTTGAGGGCTGGGATGACCAGACGAAAGATATGGCGATCGGCGTGAATTATGCGATGGCAACACAACCTGGCAATCAGGTTTATTACGTGCAGCCAGCTGCAACTGCATTTGAAGCCCAATCAGCCGAAATCCAAGAGCTACAACAGCAAATGGCTTCGCTAGGCATCAGCACGCTAAGCCAGCAAAAGTTTGTTGCTGAATCTGCTGACGCACGACGCCTGGATCGTATTGACACAAACTCAATGCTGTCAATGGTTTCTATGGATCTTGAGTCAGGACTGCAAAAGTCGTACAACCTGGCTGCTGATTACCTAGGCATTGAGCCACCCAAGGTATCTATTAGCCGTGACTTTGATCTACAACGTCTTATTGGTCAGGATATTACGGCTATGGCACAGCTATTTGAAGGCAACATTATTGATCGCGAAGAGTTCAGGCAGATGCTTGTTCAAGGCGAGATCCTTCCTATGGCTGCAGAGTCGCAAGACCAGGCACCAGCGGTAGAGTAAGCGCGTAGCTACTTACCAAGCAATGGCTGAAATGCGTTTTGAAGAGATCAATCCTCCCAAGAAGGAAGAATCTTCTCCTGCTAAAAAGACAAGCAAAAAAGAAAAGGCTACTAAGGTAGAAGAGTCCACTAACTCTTAAAAATGGAAGAACAAGTCATTCAGGAGACGCCTGTGGCAACTCCTGAACAGCCTGTGGCTGAACAAAGTGACCTGTCTGCACAGCTTGAAGCTCTTAAAGCTCAGAATTTTAAGTTGATCGGTGAGAACCGAAAGAACACGGAAAGTAAAGAGCAACTGGAACGCAGATTGGATGAAATTTCGCGTTCTCAGAAAGAAGCCTTGACTGAAAAAATGGCTGAATCAGGAGAGTTTAAAGCTCTTTGGGAGGAAGCTAACAAAACTGGTCAAGACAAGGATCAACGTATTGGCGAGTTAGAGCGTCAAATTTCTGAGTTGCGGTCTTCTAATGAGACTGCGGCAATGAAAACTACTGCTCTTTCTGCAATTAGCCAAGCTGGTGCTGTCAACGCCAATCAAGTGCTGCAACTTGTTCAGAGTAATCTGAAAAAATCAGAGTCTGGTCAAGTTGTCGTCCTAGACGGCGGTATTGAGCAAGATTTGAATGTTTATCTAGCCAAATTAAAGAACCCAGGCTCTGGTTGGGAGCATCAATTCAAGCCTAGTGCTCAAGCTGGAATGGGCGCTAAACCTGCAACTGGAACTGCAGGCGCTTCAGGCGTCGCAAATCCTTGGCTAGAAGGTAGTATTAACTTAACAAAGCAAATGGCTTTGGATACTACTGACCCTGATCTTGCAGCTGTGCTGAGGAGAGAGGCCGGTAAATAGTCCCTGTGGGACACCATTTCAAGTCTGTGACTTGAACCACCGCAAACATTATCCCTGAATTAGAAATGGCCGCACCATTTCAGAATTATTCCGGCGGTGTCCTACTCGCGGACATCGTCAAAAGGAATAATCTCAGCACTTATGTGTCTGAGGCGATCAAAGAGCGCAGCCTGTTCATCAAGAGCGGTGCTGTTGTTCGCAATTCACTGCTTGATTCCCGCTCAGGCGGTACTCGCATCCAAGTTCCCGAGTTCAATCCCGTATCTCCAACAGAGGAGATCATGAACGGGACAGCGACTTGGGGAACCGGCTCTGCTGGTTACCTGACACCACAAAAGATCGGAACTGGCACTCAAATTGCCAGCATCTGTCACCGTGGCTTCGCGTATGCCGTAGATGACATTGCAGTTTTGGCTGCGGGTGAAGACCCCATGCTTCACATCCGCAACCAGCTGGCTGATGCAATCAACAAGCTGAACAGCGCACGTCTGTTCTCACAGCTTGCTGGATTGTTTGGCACGGCACTTGCTGCCAATGCCCTTGATAAAGGCAAGGCAGCAGCTGCTGGCGCTACTGAGGTTAACTTCCTTAGTGCTGCCAGCATTGCTGAAGCCCGTTCCAAGCTGGGTGAGCGTGGCGAGGAGCTGGACACTCTGATTGTCCATCCTTCTGTTGCTTACTACCTGTATCAGGTAGGAATGCTGACCTTCTCCACTGCAGCACTAGCCGCTACTGGCGCAGTGACCTGGGGTGGTGGTGGCGTAGGTATTGGCGCTCGCGAAGTCGGACAATTCGCAGGAATGCGGGTGGTTACCGACAGCGCAGTCAATACTGTTGCTCCTGGCACTGGTGGTCATCAGCGCGAGTTCTACTGCTATCTGGTTAAGTCCGGCACCATCCTTGAAGGTGTGCAGCAAGAGCTTCGCATTGAAGCTGATCGCAACATCCTCTCCAAGCAAGACGTGCTTTCAGTGGATTACCACTCGACCTATCACGTGATGGGAACGAAGTGGTCTGACGCTGGTGATAACCCCACCAACGCCAACCTGGCTACCGCTAACAAGTGGGCAGCCACTTATGACATCGACTTGATCCCTATGGTTCAGTTGACTGTCAATTCTCCGCTGGATACCACCACTATCTGATCCTGATCAGACCAAAGGCCCTACCATTAGGTGGGGCCACCTTCTTTTTGCCTTATGGCTGCCACAATCGACGCCACCCTCAAAAGCGCAACAGCTAACAGCTATGTGACGTTGGCAGAGGCAGACGCGTATTTTGAAACCGTCCCAAGCTCAACGCAGTGGGACAACAAACAAGATGACAAGAAAAATCGTGCCTTGATCTCAGCTACAGGCTGGATCGACACGTTGAATTTCTATGGTGATCGTTGCGATTCAGGCCAAGCTTTAAGTTGGCCACGCAATAATTATCATGTGGATCGCGTAGAGCTAGCTTGCTCTGCAATCCCAAACTCAATTAAAAAGGCTACATATCTATTAGCGTTTGAGCTGGCTAATGACACGGACGCAATTACAGGGAATACCGGCGATAAGGGGTTATACGAAGAGGTCAAACTCGGAGACCTCCAAGTCAAGTACAACACTGATAGTCAGGCTGTTGGAACTGTCAATAACGTATTCGACGTTTACCCTTGGCTGCAGTCTTATCTTGGTGCTTATTGCCTTGGAGGTTCTGGCACTTATCAAGTTCGTATGGTGAGGGGTTGAGATGTCATTAGTAGACACCACGTTCAAGTCGATCCCCAAGGCATTACTTGATGACTGGGGCCAAGACATAACTCTGGTTAAAACGACAACACCACGCGCCTACAACCCAACAACAGGTGCTGTGACTGGTGCGGATACATCAGTTGCGTTGAAAGGTTTAATTTCAAGCGTGACGTCTAAGGAAAGCCAAGGTCTTTACCAAACGACTGACGTCAAGGTAATTATTGGTGGTGACGAGTTGGGTTCTTACTACCCAACTGAAGCTGACCGTATCCAGTATTCACAGGCTGGTGTGACAAGGGAAGCCAAGATTTTAAATGTAGAAAGCTTTAGGGGTGAAGACCCCTTGCTTCACACGATCATTGCGAGGCCCCAGTAATGGCAAAACCTTTTGACAAGTTATTAAAAAACGTTAGTAAATTTGCTGGGTCTGTTGTCGCTTTTGGCCCTATTCGTAGTGCTCACCGCGTCACCAAGGAATTGCAACAGCAAGGACCAAGCTGGACTGGCCAATTTTCTAATTCCTGGAGAATTACAACTCCAGACGGGCGTTTTTATGAAGGCGATGGGAGCACAGGCGAACCACGCCCGATAAACGTTCCGTCTCTTACCTTTCCCCAAGCAATTAAAACTGGTTTTTCAAAAAACAAGGTTGTATTTACGATTTCAAATAACTCTCGCTGGGCTGGGCAAGCTGTTGATTTTTTGGATGATGATTTTTTTCGTCCTACAAAAGAGCCTCAAACCCAGTTAGGTCGAAGCAAGTGGGAAATCTCTGAAGTAGGCCGTAGCCAAACAAGCATACGCGGTGATCTTATTGAGCCGGTTGGCAAAGTTGATACCGGAAAGGCATCACGTACTGCTCCTCAGGACTGGTTTACCACTTATCTGACCAGCGGTAAACTGGATAAAGCGATCACCGTAGAAATGAACAATATGCTTCGTAGGCTATGAATTACCAAGCGATCCGAGCTGCAGTTGAAAACCCGCTTTTGACGGCTTTTAATAACCTGTCGCCAGCAGTACCAGTCTTCTTCGACAACATCACTGCCGTTCCAGCCAATACAACGACAGAGTATGTCCGTATCAATGTGACCTTTGGCCTTACTAACGAAGCAACATTGACCAGCAGTGTGGACAATGCTCGTGGTGCAATTGTGATTCGTATTTTTACGGAAAAAGGTAAAGGTCCAGCACGCAATCAGACGTTACTGACAACTGCTGTAAGCGTTTTGGAGACGTTGAACGATACTGCTAAAACGAATAGCGGTGTATTTTTTCGAGTTAGCGGCATTAACGGACCAACGTTTTCCGCTACTGAAGACTCTCCGATGTTTATGGGAAGAATCGACACAGGCTATGTGGCAACAGTGATCTCTTGATTGCTTTGCGCTAATCTGTTAATAGCCGGGCTGTGCCCGCAGAAACCCTATTTCTCTGGTACGCCCAATGGCAGCCACCGTTCTATCCGGCACCTCAGGTGCTCTCTATTACAAGCCAGCTGGCACGTTGGGTCAGTTTGCTGAAAGCGACGTCACCGTTTCCGCGGACACCGTCACTGTCGCAACTTACCTCAACTTCAAGGTAGGTGACCCGGTCAAG